TCCGCGACTCGATGACCCGCAGCATGGCCATTGGCGAGCGCCTGTGCGTGATCAACGGCGACACGGCGGCCACCCACCAGGACGCCCTCGCCTCCTGGGACCCCGCGGGCATGTTCGGCTCCGTCGCGGCGAGCGCGGACCACTACCTCAAGTCCTGGCTCGGCCTGCGCGCCCTGTCGCTGGACCAGTCGCACGGCGTGGACCGGTCGACCTTCTCGACCACCACCCTGGCCAGCGACATCGCCAGCCTGCAGGGCCCCCGCGGCGGCCGCGGCGACGTGGTCATGGTCACCAGCTGGCAGGGCTACCTGACCAAGCTGGTCAGCATGACCGGCATCGTCAGCGCCTCCGACTACGGCAGCAACGGCCCCATCGTGCGCGGCGAGGTCGCCAGCATCTACGGCGTGCCGGTCATCGTCTCCGACGCCATGACCGCGGACCTCAACGCCAGCGGCCTCTTCGACAACGCGACCACCACGAAGACGGGCGCCCTGCTCTTCAACCGGCGCCTCTACCGCCGCTTCGTGCGCGTCGGGACCTCGGTGGACCTCCAGCGGGACATCACCGTCGGCGGCAGCTACCTGCGGGCGCGCAACCGCCGCACCTACCAGAACCTCGGCAAGTCGGGCCAGAAGACGGTCCGCTACCTCTACAACCTCTGAGGCCCGGAGCACCCGATGTTCATGACCCTCATCTTCCCGCTCGACCAGAGCACCGCCGGGACCGCCGAGACGGTGTACGCGATGATGCCCGTGGGCGCCTTCGCCAAGTACGCCGTGGTGGGCGCCACCTTCGTGCCCGACACCAACCGGACCGCGTCGGACACCGACTACGCCACCTGCGCCGTCAGGGTCGGGTCGCAGTCGCTGGGCTCGTTCACCACGCAGACCACCGGCAGCGGCGGCACCGGCAACCTGACCGCCGGCACCGGGCTGGCCTTCACGCTGGCCAACGAGGAGGCGTACCCGCACAGCGCGGGGGCCTCCCACATCAACGTCGCCGTCACGAAGTCCGGCAGCGGTGTCGCCCTCACCGGCACCGTCACCGTGCTCATCGAAGCGGTCCGCGCCTGATGCTCGCCGCCCCCGTCATCGACCGGGCCATGCGCTCGCCGGTGGCGGGGGCTCTGCCGTCTGTGGCCGGCGACCCGTCCGAGGTCTGCCGGCGCATCGCCTCGGGGGCCCTCGACGGGGCGCTCGAAGCGCTGCTCTTTGCCGCGCCGCCGTCCCTCTCGGCGGAGGTGCGGCACGCGCTGGAGGAGCGCCACCGGGCGCTCGTGATGCTCGCCACGGGGGCCCCATGCCGGTGATCAGCGCGGCCACGGTGCGGGCTCAGCTCACCGGCGCCGTCTCGGGCGACGACACCCTCATCGGGACCCTCGTGGACCGGGCCGATGCGGCGCTCGCCGAGTGGATGCGCTTCCCGCTGCCGGACGCGGGCACCCGCACGCTCGGGGCCGCGACCTACACGCTGTACCCGGGCCTCATGGGCATCGACCCCAGCGACCCTCTGGTGATGCTCCTGCCGGTGCGGCCGGTCATCTCTGTGGCCTCGGTCTACATCGACCCGGAGCGGTCCTACGGCGCCGCCACGGCCGTGGCGAGTGGCGACCGGGACCTTGACACGGTGCTTGGGGCCATCGTACTCCGCGACTCGGCGGGCACGGGCTGGAGCACCGCGCTCCGGGCGAACAAGGTCACCGTCTCGGCGGGCTGGGCCACGCTGCCCGGGTCGCTGGCACAGGCCATCGTGATGCAGGTGGGCCACTGGTTGGCGCACACCCGCACGGCCGGCCGTGTCACCATCGACGACGGCCAGAGCCGGGTGGACCTGACGGCGCTGGACCTGCTGCCCGAGGTGCGCAGCCTCGCGCAGGCCCACCGGCTGGTCGCGCCGTGAACGTCCGGCAGCTGGCCGACCGGCTGCAGCTCGCGGCCGGCGGGGCCATGCGGGCGGAGCTCCGGCGCCGTCTGGACACGGTGTCGAAGCAGATGGAGGCGGGCGCCAAGGACAACGCGAAGGCCCGCATGAAGACCCGGAGCGGCCTGCTCCGGCGGTCCATCGCGGGCTTCGTGCGCAGTGAGGGCGCCCCGCGCGGCGGCATCGGGCCGCTCCGGCAGGGCGCGGACATCGAGGTCGGGGTGCAGGCCGGGGGCGTGACCCTCGCCGGTGCCGAGGTGGTCTACGCCGGCATCCAGGAGCGCGGCGGGACCGTGCGGCCGGTGCGGCGCAAGTGGCTCGCCATCCCGACCGACAGCGTCAAGACCAAGGACGGGGTGAGCCAGTACAAGACCCCCCGGGACTTCCCCCGGCCGCTGCGCTTCGTGCAGTTCCGCCCGGACCTCGCGGCCTTGATCGAGGTGCCCCGGCGCAAGGCCAAAAAGGCCCCGCCAGCGCGTCGGCAGCGCCCGGTTCGGGTAGAGAGGCGCCCGCGGCGCCGGAAGCGTGAGGAGCGCCCCCAGTACCCCGTGCGGTGGTGGCTGGTGAAGCAGACCACCATCAGGGCCAAGTGGTACCTCCGGGACGCCTTCGACGCCGAGGCCCGCCGGGTGCCCGCCGCCCTCGCCGACGTGCTAAGCTCGGCGCTGGAGGGCCTGCCGTGACGACGCTTGCCGCCATCCGCGCCGCGGTCGCCACCCGGCTCGCGCTCATCGCCGGGTCGGCGCCCTACACGACATCGGTCGGCAGGCGCATCGCCTACGGCCTCGACGCGGCCCCGCACGCGCAGGCCCCGTGCCTGCGGTACCAGCTGGGCGCAACCCGCGCTGAGAGGGGCGGGCAGCTCGGGGGCTGGCGCCGGACCGTCGAGGTGGTGGTCGAGGCGTTCATCGGCGGCGGTGCGAGCGGCGGGCTGGAGGACGTGGAAGACGCAGCCTCAGCCGTGGTGGCCGACATCCTGACGGCGCTGGCCGGCGGCCCGACCCTGGGCGGCATCGTGTGGGACCTCGACGCGGTCGACGCTGACCCGGCGATGGCCCCCGCCGAAGCGTCCGACGGCATGGCCGTGGTCCGGGTCACGGCCACCTACTCCTGGGAGGAGCGCATCTGATGGCGTGGTACGACGACGCATACGCCCGCCGGGTGCCCATCGTGGTCGACGACCGCGCCGGGTCGGGCTCGCGTGACGTGACGGCGGCGGTGCCGTCGACCCTCGCGGAGTTCTGGGACTCGATCCAAGCCGACGGCGACGACATCCGGGTCACGCTGGACGACGGCGTGACCCCGGTCACCTACCAGTGGTCGGGCTTCAGCTACGCCAACCGCACGGGCTCCGTGCAGGTGGACAACGCGACGGCGCCTCAAGCCGCGATGAACGTGCTGTGGCTGTACTTCGGCAACGCGGCGGCCACGTCGGGGGCCGGGTCGTTCACCGCCTCGTCGGCGCGCACCGGGTACATCACCGCCACGGTGCCCGGCCCGTCCGTCCCCATCCTGCAGGGCCTCGCGGCCGGCCAGCGGCCCCCGTCGGTGTGGGTCGGGGCCACCGGTGAGAGCCGGCGCATCTGGTGGGACCTCACCGGCATCCTCTCGCCGCTTCGAGCGCCCTCCGAGGGCCAGACCTCCGGGCAGGAGGTGCAGGCCGTCATCGCCGACGCGCAGGACGGCGGCGCTGGCGCCTCGTCGCTGTGGGTCGCCGGCTCCGAGCGGGTCATCGTGACCCCGGACGGGCGCACCCTCGCGGGCTACATCACGACGGGCGGCGCCGACGGCGGCCGCTACGCCGACCGCCTCAAGGTCTGGACCTCTGACGGCGAGCTGTACATCCTGACTGCCCAGCGCAACACCTTCACCGTGCAGGAGCCCTGATGGCCCCCATCCCACATCTCCGCGGCGCCGGGTCGCTCCTGAACGCCGCCATCGAGTCCACCTTCGGCACGTCGCAGGCCGCGGCGTCCTACTCCCTCCGGGTGGAGTCCATCGAGGTCTCGACGGGCGCCAACCGCTCCCAGATCCGGGCGCTCGGGCAGGGGTCGAAGGGCTTCGCCGGCCCCACCTTCGTCGAGTCGCAGACGGCGTCCTTCACGGCCCGCATCGTCGCCCACTACACCGTGGACGGGCTGGCGACGCTCCTGCGGTGGATCCTCTGGGGCACCTGGGGCACCACCGGCTCGGGGCCGTACACGCACGCGCTGACCACGGGCTCCAGCCGCATCGGCGCGACCATGCGGTTCAACACCGGCACCGTGGTCGGGTCGGCCAACGACGAGGCCGTGACCTTGGTGGGCGCCACGGTCTTCACCGCGTCCATCCGCGTCTCGGCGCCGGGGCTGATGACCGTCGAGGTGTCGGGCGAGGCGCTGAGCTTCAGCCGGTCGAGCACGGCCCATTCCCTCGCGGCGGCCGCCACCACGGAGACCCCGGTCATCCACCACCACGCCGGAACGCTGGCGTGGAACAGCATCACCGCGCGCCTGAACAGTTTCACGCTCAACATCAACAACGCCCTGTCGGCGGTGTACCGGCTGGGCGACCTCGGGCCCGGTGACTTCGCCCCCTCGGGCAGCCGCTCCATCCGGCTGGAGACCGAGTTGTACGCGGCCGGCGAGGCGTGGGCGACCACGCAGGTGACCGGCACCGTCAGCGACGCCGTGATCTCCTTCACCGACGGGACCTCGACGCTGGAGTTCACCGTGGAGGGCGCCCAGATCGCGGACATCGTGCCCGACCGCATCACCGGCCCTGGGGCGGTGGTGACCCCGGTGATCTGGACGGCGACGGAGACCGACGCCCTGAGCGTCGAACTGGTCAACGCCAACAGCACCGCGGAGGCCGCGTGAGCGTCGCCGCGTTCCTGCAGGCCGCCGAGGCTGCGCAGACGCACGAGGTCGCTCTCGACAGCGTGCCGGGCTGCAGCGTGCGGGTCCGCGAACTCTCGCCGATGGACGCCCTGCAGGTCGAGGGCCTGCTTGCGTCCATCGCGGCGCGGGCGGTCCCCGCTCTCGGCGGCCCGGCGGGCCCGCTGACCCCCGACGAGGTGCGGCACCTGCACCGGGCGGCCGTGCTCGGCATCACCGCCATCCGCACCCCGGAGACGCCGGAGGGCGAGTGGGAGCCCGTCCGCTTCGTGATGGACCCCGCCGACGGGTGCATCCCCGTGGCCGTGCTCATGGCTGGGGACCTCGGCAGGGTCTACGCAGCGGCCATCGGCGCCGGGAGGCGGGCCGCCGACACGGCCCGCGCCTTTCGCCACGGGGCCGCTGGGCGACTGGTCGCCGGAGTTCCTGATGCTCTCGGCGATGGCGAGGCAAGCGAAGACCGCGCCGTCGGGCCTGCCGTGGCTGCGGGCTGACGGGGTGGAGGGCGCGTGGCGGCTGTTCTGCCTCGACCACATGCACCGCGTCGTGATGGAGGGGCAGGCCGCTGACTTCGTGCGGTCCGCCAAGGGCGGGGTTACCGTCACCATGCCAGCCCCCGGGACCTGACCATGGCCGCCGTCGAGTACGTCTTCCGCGTGACCGGGCTGCCGCAGGCCGAGCAGGGCCTCGACGCTGTGGCCGGCGCGGCGCGCGGCGGGGCTGCCGCTCTCGACGCTCTCGGCCAGTCGGCCACCCCGGCGGGCAACGCCATCGCGGGGTCGATGACGGAGGCGCAGAGGGCCACGGCGCAGGCTGAGGCGGCGCTGGAGCGACTGCTCTACGCGCAGGCGTCGGGCTCCCAGCGGGCCGTCATGGACCTGCAGAAGCAGGTTGCGGGCCTCGATGCGCTGGCAGCGGCCGGTGCTGACGCCGCCACGGTTGAGCGGGCGCGTGCCCTCGCGGCACAGCAGGGGGCGGCCCGCATCGCCAACGCGCTGGACATCGAGCGCGGCAAGGCGGGTCAGCTCGCGGTGGACCTTGACGGCCTCGACGTGGCCTCGCGGCGCTCATCGCAGGGCCTGTCCTCCATCGCCATGCAGATGCCCGACGTGATCGCAGGGCTGGCCTCGGGGCAGTCCGCGGTGACCGTCTTCATGCAGCAAGGGCTGCAGGTCTTTCAACAGAACCTGTCCAGCCTCCTGCCGCTGCTCGCGTCGGTCGGCCCCGCGCTGGCGGTCGTCGGCACGGCTGCGGCCGCTCTCGGCGGGGTGTACCTGTACCTCGCCGACTCGGTGGAGGAGGCCGAGGAGGCCATGGCCCGGTCGGCGGCCGCTGCCACGGCGATGCAGGACGCGCACGGCCAGCTGGGCGACGTGATGCTGTCGCTCTCCGACGAGGTGGGCCTGCTCACGGGCGCCATCGACCGCGAGGCCATCGCGCAGCGACGGCGGGACCAGACCATCCGCGAGGGCTTCGGCGTCGTCGAAGAGCAACTGAGGCTCAAGGAACAGTCGCTGGCGCTGGAGCTTGCCGGCGTCGAGGCGGCGCTGAAGTCCGGCGACGTGACGAAGGCCAACGTACTCGCGCAGCAGCGGCTCACCGAGCAGCTTGCGGCATACGAAAAGACCCGTGAGCAGATTGAGTCGCGTCGTGACAGAGCCCTTGCTGATTCGGAGCTCGTCGCCTTCGGTCAGCGGTCGCTGCGTGAGGCTGGCGCGGCGGGTGCCGGCCGCACGGTCCGGGCCACGGCCGCGCCTGCCGCTGAGCCCCCGCCGGTGATCGTGGACATGGCGGCCCTGTCGCGGGAGATGCAGAGCTTCGCGGTCTTCACCGGCGGCGACCTTGGGCCCCTGTCGGATGCCCTCGCCGAGTCGGCTGAGGGCTTCGAACGTGCCTCACGGGCCCTCGCCCGGGCGCGCAGCCCGGAAGAGCTCGCGGCCGCAGCCGAGCGCGCCGCCACGGCGTCAGCCGCAGTCGGCATCGCCGGCAGCGTGGCCCGCGGCAACCTCGGCGGCGCCGTGAC